ACGTGGGAAGCCCCTATCACGTGCACTTCGGCGACAAGTTCAAGCCCCGTTGCTTGGTGATCGACAAGAAGCGGAAAGCCTTCGATCTGCACTTCCCCACCATTCAGCGCCACGCGATCAAAGTCAAATCCCTCAAGTCCCTGGAGCGTGTGGACGTGAACCCAGGGGATCAGATCAAGTTGACCCTGGAACTCGATACCACGGACGCACACCAGTGGAACCAAGTTCGCCGGGAAGCCGTGGAATGGATCAAGAGCAAAGGTGCTCATCTCCATGGCATCAAGCTAGTCACCCATCGGTCTGAAGAACGCTTGGGCTCGGCTCGGCAGAATCTTCAAGCTCGCAGGCCCAGCGATGTGCTCTATCAGTTTGTACGGAACCAAGAGTTGACCGGGGATCTGCTGGACGTGGGCTTAGACATCATTGAAAAATGACTCATCAAATAGCGGTTCTCTTTGCCAGGGCCGACAGCATCTACAAGAGCTTTGCGAATGTGGATGTCTGGGACGAAGCCAGGGATGCAAGGAAGTGGCAGGGAGGTTGCTCCTTGGTCGCCCACCCTCCCTGCAGAGCTTGGAGCGTTCTTAAATGGCTTGCGAAGCCACCACCTGGTGCGAAAGAGCTAGCGCCCTGGGCAATCTCCCAAATCCGTAAATGGGGTGGGGTGCTGGAGCATCCATTGGGCTCGGAACTCTGGCCCTTTTGCCGGTGGCCACCGGCAAAAGGCTTGCCCGATGCTTGGGGCGGGTGGACTCTGCGCGTTGATCAGTACCATTTCGGCCACAGGGCCAGGAAGTCCACGCTCCTGTACATCTGTGGCTGTCCACCCAGCAACATCCCGCCAAAGAGTTGGCGGCCCGGCGAACCGCTCTACGTGATCAGTGCATCAAAACGCAAACGCCAGACCGGGGCCACGATGCGCCCTGAAGTCTCCCGGGCAGAGCGTGAGGGAACTCCCCCGGAGTTTGCCGAGTGGCTATGCGAGATTGCTCGGCGGTGCCGGCGCCCAAGAACCCCAATCCTAGGAGTCTGAACCATGAGCACCTTCCTTCCCCTAGAGATCACTCTCACGGGTTTTGGCTCCTTCAGACACCGCCAAACCTTCAGCTTCCCCAAGGCCCCGGGGCTTTACTTCATGCGGGGCTCAAATCTGGAAGAGCCGCGGCTTGGCGCCAACGGTGCCGGCAAGTCAACGATCTGGAAGGCCCTGTGTTGGGTCCTCTGGGGGAAGACAGCCACGGGGCTGAAGGCAGGGGATGTCAGTTCCTGGGGCATTCAGAAGGGAACGGAAGTCATCCTGACCTTTGAAGGCGCGCTTGATGGTGCGGAGAACACCTACTTTCTGAAGAGAACGTGGAAGCCCAACAGTTGGACACTGGCAAATCTCTTTGATCGGGATCCTGTAGACCTGGTGGCAGACGGAACCAATCCAGTCTTGGCGATGCTGAAGCTGCAGTTTGAGCCGTTTCTGCATTCGATCTACATGGCGCAGCGTGCTGATATGTTCCTGGACCTGAAGCCGGAACCGAAAGCGCAGTTGTTTTCTTCCGTAATGGGGCTGGACAAGTGGCTAGACTACAGCGCCAAGGCAAGCGCTTCCGCATTGGACCAGGATCGAATCTCGCGCAAGCTGGAAAGCGAATTGGCAGAACTCAAGGGGAAGCTCGAAGCCCACGACTCCCGCGACCTGGAAGAAGAGGCGGAACGCTTCGAGAAGGGCCGACGTGCGGCCCTGGAAAGCTACCAGAAGGATCATGAGGAAGCTCTGCGCAAGTCCAAGGAAGCAAAGCGCGAACTACAAGAAGCGGACGACACCGAAGCAATCGTGTTTGAAGCGGCGAAAGGGCTGCTTGACCGTTTGGATCAAGCGCTGAAAGCCAGGGATGAAGCATCCCGAAGGCTCAGGCATTCCGAAGACAAGGTTCTTGGCCTGAAGAAAGACTTTGACCACGCTGCAGCCCACTGCGAAAAGATCTTGAACCGCGAAGAGTGCCCGACGTGCGGAGCACGCCCAACTGAAAGGGATCAGGAGCGCTTGGAGCGGGAAGCCAAGCGTGCAAAAGAGGTGGCCCTTGCTGCGCTGGAAGTTGCTCAGAGCTTCAAGGAAAGTCTCCGCAAGGTCTTGGATTCGGTTGATGCCAAGTTCCAACGCTTGGATGCTGAGTGCGAGGACATCCTGGAGAAACGTGCACGTGCTTCGGAACGCCTGCGCAGCGCCAGGATTGCTTACCAATCTGTTGAGAAGCTCTTGGACTCCATCGAAGATGAAGCGCACCGTTTGGAAAGCACAAAGAACCCGTTCCACGTCATGCTGCAGGAACGCAAGCAAGGCCAGGATCGAATCCGGGAAGAGTTCCAGCGGGTGCAGGCCAAGCTGGACTACAGCTACGAACGTCACTCGTTCTACACCTTTTGGATTCGTGGGTTCAAGGATGTCCGTTTGCGGTTGATCAGTGATGCCTTGCAAGAGCTTGAGATCGAGGTGAATAGCGAACTCATGGAAGTGGGCTTGATCGGATGGGAAATCAGGTTCGATGTAGACGCAGAAACCAAGAAAGGTGGCCTCACGCGCGGCTTTTCGGTCAGCGTGCTATCGCCCAGCAACAAGGATCGGGTGGCCTGGGAGTCATGGAGCGGAGGGGAGTCACAGCGCTTGCGCATTGCCGCGCAATGTGGCTTGGCGAACCTGATTCGTAGCCGCACCGGATGTGAACTCCCGCTTGAAGTGTGGGATGAGCCGACCGAAGGGCTGAGTGAGGAAGGGATTACGGATCTGATGCACGCCCTAAGCGAACGCGCCCACCGGGAGCGGCGGACAATCTGGGTGGTGGACCATAGGGCTCTAGGCTTCGGGGGCTTTGCTGACACCGTGACCGTTGTGAAAGATGCGAAGGGTTCACACGTTGTGCAATCCTGGTATAGCTAGGTAATCAACACCCGCCCTGCAATGAACAAGCTGCCCAAAACCCCTGATGCCCCTGTCCTGGAGTGGTTTGAGATCGAAGCCCTTTACCTGTGGCGATCCTTAGGCTGTCAACTCAGGGATATTGCCGCTGCCTTGGGTGTCCCGCAGCCCGCGTTAGCGCATCATTTGCATAGAGGAAAGAAAGACCGGGCAGCAGTCAAGATGCTCGATTCCTGGAAAGAGCATGCAGCCAAGTCCGCGCATTCAGATTCTGCGGAACTGCCACAAGCTGAATACAAGGTTGACGTGGCCCGCCTCAAGGTGAGGGGGATGGGTTTGGAGCCGTGTGAAGCGCAAGCCGTCGTTTTGTGGCGCTTAGAGGGCTATTCCTTGGAAGATATCGCCAATGGAATGGGCTTATCACAGGATGTTGTCCGTGGCCGGATCTACCGCACAACCCTGGCGCATCGGCAGCTTTCAGAAATCTCTTGCTGGGGGGAGTCAGAATGAACAGCGTGACATCAGATGGCAGTCCCCTGTGGTGTCCAAATTGCGATGTGCTCGGGCGCGTGAGTCTCATCCCGCACCGGGACCCATATTCAGGATCTCGCCACCACACAGCACGGTGCACAGCATGCGGCTACTCGATCGACAACTTGGGGTCAGATGGGACTAGCTACAAAGCCGCTGATGAGTGGCAATCTATCTGTGATCATGCAATGCAGGTAAAGAAACACCTACTTGGAGCAACGAAGATGGGCAAACAACTGGAACTTGATGTCAATGCCTTCATGGGGCTGACTGATTGGTTTGGCATGACCGGTGAGACAGAACCGATTAGAAACGGGTGGTACAACGTTCGCTTCAAGATGAGCGATGAAGAGCGCGCAGAGCGCAAGCCTGAACCGATGCGCCGCTGGTATCAGATTGGGTGGGGATGGTCCAGGCCCTTGGTGATCGGCTCAGAAATGAGTCAGCTCGAAACGCATGAACAGGCCAATACCCCGGCTAGTGTGAACCTGGAATTCCTGGAATGGCAGGGGCTTCTGGCGCCACACCCGGACTTGCTGCCGGTGGCAGGTGAGCCACTGCGGGACGCCTTTGTCTGAATTGAACCGTAGGGGATGGGGATGGATCGGGCCTCACGGCCGGATCCACCAAGACCGAAAACGGCCGCGCATGGCGGCCGTTGGTCCGTCTGGGAATCAGGTGGTCAAGTAGATCGACAGCGGTTGCGGGAAAGAGCCGGGCGGGGGATCGTCCGGGACTTCAGCCACGCTGACATCATGGGTTGCCGCAACTCCGATGATGGCTTCTTGCGGGTCCAAGCACCGGACATCCACATGCAGGGACTCCCCGGATTGGACAGCCGGAAAATCCACCACAAAGTGGGGATTGCCTGCCTCATCAAGCACCGGATCCTGGCTTGCTGGGATGCTTGCCGAATGCGTGGTGCCGCTGCTCACTTCTGTGATGGTCACACGCGTTTCGGTGTAGACGCGGCCGGCGGGGAGCGGCATGGCGAACACACCGATGTGGATGTGGACGGGGATTTTTGCTGCCAAAGGATGCTCCGACTTGGTTGGTTAAAGAGAACCGAAGGTTAACCCAGATACCAAATGTGTCAACTAAATCTTGGCTATCCCCTTGGATGCTTCCTTCGTTCGTAGCGCGCAGCCGGTTGGAGCATTTCACTGATTTCCCGACCCCATCTGCGGGCGATGTGGTCCAGGCTTGACATGATGGAACCCAAGCCCCATAAGAGAAGTACAAAGAGAATGGGCTTGCTCATGGATGAGCCCCCGTATTCCACGATCGTCTGTGCGATGCGGAACAATAAGAGAGCTTGCGCCGTCATTGTCAAGCGCCGGCCTGCTGTTTTGATATCAGATTCCACAATCTTTAAGTCATTGTGACAAGCGAGGTTCATGACCAGAGCCAAGCCGATCATTGCAATCACAGATAGATCATCCCATGGAATATTCATGACTTGCCACCACCCCTAATAGATGACCACAGATCCCTGATGAATGAAAGCGGGTTGTGCGCGAAGAGCTTGGCCAGGATCAAAAGCCCGCTCAACACATCATCCGCCACGTAGGCCAGCACCCCCACCAGCGCAAACTGCTGGGTCAGGCTAAGGCCCGAATCAGCGAGTGCAAAGGCAGAAAGCACGGCCACAGTGACCGAGCTTACGGCACCCCGAAAAAAACGAGCAGCGGTGCCATACTTCTCATGGATGATGATTTTTGCAATCCCGAGTAAAAGCCCTCCAAGTCCAGCAACCGAGGTAATCTCTAGTAACCGACTTAGTTGTCCGTCTTCTTTCATGGTTACCCAATCTTTTCTAGGTCAAGGACTGACCCCATGCAGGTCGAAAACCCCGCAGAAGTCAGGGCGTCAATTGTCATGGTGAACGACTCAGGAGTCACAACCGTCATTTGTGCGCTCCCGCGAATCGTCGGAAAGATGGAACGCCCAAAACCAGCGCCACCACCACGCACAACCCGATAAGATGGGGTTGTGCTCATATTGACCAGAGCCCCAACTACAGAAGCCTGTTGAGTTGCCATGAAGTCATAATTGCCAGGATCCACGAAAGTCATATGGGTTGTGAGCACCATCTGCCAGACCCCAGCACCTAGTGTGACCGTTCGGGTGGCCAAGGTCCCGGTGGGGCTCACGAGTTGGTAATGTGTCGAATTCCCAGACACGTAACTTGAAAGCGCAGCTTCAAATTGCGCACGCAACACGGCCAAGTTGCCATCATCCAGGACGTTGCTGCCTTGGTGCGCAGCCATGAAACTGGCGATCATGGTGGCAATACTGGATGCTTGCCTGATGGGTGTGTTCAACTGCTCCTTCAGGACTTGACCCGGCGGAAAGCCAGAATTACGGATCGGATTTGCGGCCCAGGTTGCAGGGGCATAGACGTAGGCCCCGGGGCCCGTGCCAAAAACAGAGAATTCTGAAGTTGCCATATCCCATCCTTAGTAGAAGGCGCCCACATCCGGGCCAGAAATGAAATCATCATCGTGGTCTGTGCCAAAGACTGGATGATCTGCAATCACAGTCACACGATTAATCCTGACCCCTTCGGGCTTCGGTGGCAGATAGCCGCTCTGCATAAGAGCAAGTTGAATTGGCGTTGGGGTGGCACCAATCACATAAATGTCCAAACTCATGTCAAAGTTATCAACGGCCACCAGGGTGAAGCCGAAACCAGTAAACAAGTTAGATAGGATTTGTTGGTATTGCTGGAAAGACCCGTCATAGTGATTCGCTGCAATCTTGCTGGTGAGCAAGAGCCGGTAGTCTTCATCAGACAGCTCAATCGTGCCCAACGACGGCACAAGAACGAGTCGAGAGAGCCCAACCCAAACCCCTACTCGGTCCAACTGCTGCCCTCTTGCATTGTCGAATTGGTAGAGCACTGGCATGGATGCCAGCACCTTCATGCCATCTGTAAAGCCAGAGACCAACAACTCCACAACTGACTTGAACTTTGGCTTATTCCTGTGCTCACTCGTGATGAGATCCGCATAGCTGGCTGGTGTCCCTGGAACAATCCCATTTGCGGACTGCGTGATCGCTGGAATCGGGCCATAGATCTGCAATGACCCGGGACCCGCCGTTACTTGTCGGGCTCCAGATGTTTGACTGATGGATGGGGATGGCCCACGCAACAGCATCGCGGGTGTGATTGGAAGAAAAACCACACCATTTACCGACTGCACGACGGTAGGAACTGAGCCTAGAAGGTTAAGCACCCCGGCTCCTGGATCCCCGTTTGTGTCACGGAAAATTACTGGCGGTGCCCCCACCAGTGTGAGGGCGCCAACCCCAGGCAGAGCCCTATGTGTCTGCTCCACCAAGGGATTGAATCCGGTAATGGTGACGGCCCCGGATCCTGGGTTACTCACTCTGGGTTGGGCGACGATGGGCGCGGGCCCTGTGATGGTGAGAGAACCGGGGCCAAGATCGATAGGGGTGTCCGCCATTTAGACCACCGTCAAGGTAATGTTGGAGACGTTGCAAGCGGCGCGTGCGTTGAAGGGCACCGCTACGTCTACATTGGTTGGTGATGCCGGATTGATGCTGATCAAAAGCGTTTGCAGTTCGAACTGCTCTGACCCCGGGCCTCCGTTGAGTTGCGCCGGCAGATACAGACGGCTGATTACTACGTCCTGACCAATCGGCAAAGCATTGATGTAGTCAGCTACTGCTTGCTTAATTGCCGTGCCCGTGGTCCCAGAATACCCAACCAGTGCTTGAATCTGAATCGCAACCCGAATCTGTACCGTTGCCGGAACAAAAAAGCTGATCATGTGGATGACCCCGGCATCGTCTTCAACTGGCACGGCCACAGACCCATAGGTGAAAGCTCCGGGAGTCTTGCGTAACATGATAGCGGTAGCAATTGCCGTAGCATCACCCCCCAACACCACAACCGAGATAGAGTGCGCCGGAAGGCCGTTGGAATCCGTGACTTTCGTGTCGTTCTCGTAGATCACGGCTTCGGTGACCCCAGCAACGGCCTTCACAGCCCCCAGGATCCCGAAAAGAACGGTCTTGCTTGGTTGGGCTACCGACTGCTGCTGTCGCAGCCTCAGGGCTGCATCCGTCTCAACAGGGGCACCAGCACTTGCCACGGTCGGATTGCTGACACTCTGCCAACCAAGGGTAGGGGTCACAATCTGCGTGATGGTGCCGATCGGGGCCTCGATCGCGCCTTCGGTGTCGCACAGAGCCGTTACCAGGATGTGACCGGCGGATGGGATTGTCACGGATGATGGCAGGGACCACTGATTACCATCGGGGCCTGCCACCTTGCCATTGAGGATGACGGTGCCCACCACGCCTACAAGGTCCACATCTACCTGTGAATTGGATGGACTCAAGCGTGTGATGCCGTTGAGTCTGACCAAGCTGGAAAGGCCAGCCCCTTGTGCACTCACAGGCGAAAAGTCGTTGTAGACCTTGATCGCGGTGTCGTTGCAATCTGAGATTGCCTTGGCGAAGATGGCCAGGAGTTGTCCATCCTGCGAATCAGGGTTGATGTAGCTGTCGGGCCCGTAAATCTCTTGGAAGGATGCTTGCAACGATTGGTAGATGTCCGAATAGGTCGGAGCGCTAATCCCGGTGGGGGTGATCGTAGCAGCTAAGGTGCTGAGTGGGAAAGTCATTTGTGGTTCTCCACGATGTCAGTTAGACGCACCAAGATTCACCTGCACTCTAGCTGTGCCGAAAGCGGTGCTCACCAGAGCATCCACCCGAAACAACCGATGGCGATCTACGCTACTTGAGTAGCGCAAAATCTCCTGCACACCTGGAGTGCCAAGGATCCGATCAACTACTGCAGGATCTCTCGTTGTTGCCGTCCCATAACCAAGGATTTGGGTGTTGTAGGGAGTGCCTTCATTGGAGTCCAGGAACCACTCACCAGTCATCAGAAGCAAGCGGGTTCTGATTGCTTGAGCGACCCCAGCCGGATCATCTACAAAGAATTCCCCGGCGCCACCGAACTGATAATCCCCATTGGCGTCTAATTTTCGGTAAAGCATGTTGCAACCTCCATCAAGGGATTGGTGGGCTTGTGGGCCCAAATGGCGCGTTGTGTCGGTGCGTGTTCTGGCTTGGCACCGTCGGGGTCACGAAGTCATTGGCAAACACTTTACCGTTCACGTGCACATCGCAATTGAACGTGGCGCTTGAGGCGTCAACAGTGACGGTGCCGGCGGTTTGGACCATGATTGCATGAGATCCCCCAGTGTTCATTTGAATGAAGGCGGCACCATCATCAGAGCGGATCTGCAAGGCACTCGTGGAGATGCCAGGAATCACCCGCGGTTGTGATCGTGGGCCGGGGAGGCAGAACCCATCGGACAGATCGTGCATGCGCAGTTCAGCCTGCACCCCGATGCCGCCGGACTGCCACCATGCATCGACGCAACGCGACGCGAAGATGAGCAAACACTCGTCCCCAGCCACCAAGGGGAATGTCATAGTGCATCCGCCACCGCCTGGGAACATGACCGGCACGTCCAGGCACAGAGGCATCGTCTGCCATGTCTGGTTACCGAACGGATCGCGCCACAGAGCTTGAATGGCTGGTTGAACCACAACAGTCATCTTACTGGGATCAAAGCTCTGGATGATCCCGGGAAGGGCGTTCCAGATCTCGGATTTAAACCCTTGGAAAGCAGCAAGCACCGCATCCGTTGCACTGGTATTGCGTTCGCGTCTATCCATAGGGCTTGATCTCCTTTGAGACTGCATCGATGCTCAGGCACGTCATCTCGGTGTACCAGGCTTGGCCCCTGGTGTCCCCCTCATGCTCGGCCACAAAGACACGGTAGAGTCCGTCGCTTGTCACGTCGGCCAAGAGTTGAATCCCGCTCCATTGATTGAACGGCACCGGTGCTGCATTGGGGCTCGCTTGGATGGTCTGATTGATCGAACGGTTATCGATCCGCACCGACTGCCCGGCCAGGATCTTGGGATTCAGCAGGCACTTGACCTTGATCCCGTCGTTCGTTTGTTCTGGCACACCGATCATGCCGTTTAGTGAGTTCAGCGTGACCGGATCACTGGGCAAGTAACCATCCAGAGGAATCATGTTGATCTTGCCGTTCTGGATGGACCAACTTGCGGCTTGGCTCGCAGCTTGCTGCCTCAGCATAGCCCGGCTCATGCCAAACAGCACTTTGCCCCTTGGCAAAGTGCCACCGGTTGATGGGGCGATGGACCCGGTAGTGATGCCATATTTCTTCATGCTCTCCACGATCGCATCAATCCTCTGCTTAGGGGTGCTCCCCGCAGCGATCGATTGGCTAATCTGCGAAAAGTTGTAGCCCAGATCACCGTCCGCACAGAGCAAGTCAAGATAGGTGTCTGTCGCATTCAAACGGCCGACCCGGAACTGTTTGATGTTGCCATCAAAGATGACTGCGAACTCTCCCTTTTCGTAGCCGGCTTGCAGAATGACCCGGCTATATTCACCCTTGATAATGTCCTGCACCGTGTTCTGTTGAGCGGATCGGCTCAGGTTAAACACCCGGATCACAGCGTTGTTCGGGCTTTCCTGGTCCGCAGCCGATGTCTTGAACGTGAAGTGCATTGCAGATAGGTCAATCACACCCTCCGGCACGAATGCACTGGGGTTGTTGCCGCGGAACTCAGGGCGGACCACAAAGAGTGAGGCCCGGCGTCCGTATTGGGTGGATGAGTCACTCATGTTCAGGTGTCCGAAACGAAGTAGATGTTCCCACCGGCGCCAAGGTTCTCGAAGGTGGGCACGGCATCCTGGTTGCCCTCAGTCAGAGCCACAAGGCCACCGCCAATCCCAAGATAGGCGTATGGCGCCAGCATGTCCGTCCCTGTGACTACTGGGATGCCCTGGATGATTGGCACCTCTGCCTGAGTGGCAATGTCCATGACCCAGCACGCTGCAACCGCATTCCATCGGAACGTCAGCTTGTAGCTGACGTTCACCAACTGCACAAAGAATGATTGAGCCGTCGAAGACACGGGCAGTGGAAAAGCACTCATTGGCTCACTCCGATGAAGGATGCCGTGGACTTGATCCCTTGCAGGATCGCTGCCTTAGCTTCAGCAACTGCAGGGCCCAGAACTTTGGTCCCGTAGTTGGTGACTGGGTTCGTTGACTCTGCGAAGCGCTGTGCTTCCGGTGGGGCTGATTGGGTTAGGGGCTTAGTGCTGACCAAGATGATTTGCCGCAGGTTCGCCACCACCTGCAGCGCGTTCTCACTGGTCTTGTCCGTAGTGACTTGGAGCGACCGAATCAGCATGTTCACGTAAGAGCGCTTGCCTGTGATCACATCAAACGGGATGCGATCTTCCTGTAGCTTCAGCAACTGCTGATAGATGCCCTTCACTTGATTGGGAGAGTTGCCAGTAAGCAGAGCTTGGATTCCCGCTGCCGTCTGGTCAATGGCACCCCCAAGACCGCCCCCAAGGGCCCCCGTCAGCACTGTGGCCGAGTTGGCTCCCTGCACACCCAGCACCGTTGCTGCAATGCCGGCGCTTTGCAGCGCGCTGGAACCGTTGCCGTCTGGGCTATTGCTCCATGCGCACGTGATGATGAGTTCCGCCGGTCTCTTGAAGGCGTGATCGGTGATAGACGCGCCCTGTTCGACTGGGTGATCCGTGATTTCCAGGGTGTCCGTGTGCACCTCCTGCAAGGTCACCTGGGCCACAAGCGGGCCGATGGAGCGCTTGGGCTTGATCAGGATCGACTGCAGCCCGATTTGCAGGGCTGCGGACACAAAGCCCGTGATTTGAGTCATTGACTTGCACCTCCGAGGTTTCGGACGAGATCCGCATTCACCCGCTGCTGACCCTGCATCCCGATCCTGGCCGTTTCCGCGGGGCTGTCAGCGCCATGCACGTGAATGTCGGTTTTCTGATTCACTGAGGGCCCGGCCACCTTGTCCATGTAGTCACGCGTCTCAGCCGGGGCGTTACCAAGCCCGTACCGGTCTAAGTTGCCTGGTCCCCAGTTGTACGCAGCAGCAGCGCTGCGGGCATCACCGCCGTACTTCATCATCATGTTCCGGTAGTAGCGGGCAGCAGCATCCGCGGAACTCAAGAAGTCGTTTGGGTCCGATAGTCCGTAATCCGAAGCTGCCGCATCCGTGAACTGGAAGTGCCCCTTGGCGCCGGCCGGTGACAGCATGTTCCGGCCTTCATCACTTTCCGTCTTCCACACGCGGGCCAGGATGCCGCTAGGAAGCCCGTATTTCTTCTCAAGCTCTGCCAGCTTCGCCAGACGGGCAGCGCGTTCATCCTGGGGCGTTGCAGGGCTTGATTGTGGTGCTGCTGACTTGGGCTCATCCGTCACAACCCCGCTACTTTCCCGGAGTCGGCGGTTTGCATCCTTCGTGAGTTGCACACCACCCCCAGAAACCCCTAGGTTCAAGCCCGCCCTGATTCCATCCCAAATCCTGCCCGTCAAAGAGGTGGCACCCGCTGATTGTTGAATGATCTTCGCCCAGTCTTTCAGCACCTCTTGCGTCACGTCGGCCATTTCCTTAGCCTTGGGCAGGATGGCGATTGCCAACACATCCTTGAACAGGCCAGCTTGTGCCACCACCCCACGCCAAGCGTTCAGCATCTCCTTCGAGGCTAGGGCTGCTGCGTCGGCATCCACCCCCATGCTTGCCGCCATCTCCTTGCGCTTCTGCATAGCGGCTTCCATTTCCGCCATGTTCTCCTTCATGTGCAAGAAGGTCTGTTCGTCCATGCCGAACATGCCAGCGAACTGCGCGCCCACGAAGTGGGGCATGCTTGCGAGGACCTTTACGGTGTCCCGCATTACGTCGCTCATGTCCCGCCCTTCGACTTGGATGCCAAAGGACTTGATAAGGGCGAGGATACCGGGGTTGTTGCGGATCGACTTCGCCATCCCTTCCAGGGAAGCGCGCATCGTCTCGCCACTGATGCCGATTTGCTCCGCGCCGAACTCCAGTGCTTGGATGTTCCCGACTGATGCCTTGGTCCGCTTGCTTGCGTAGTAGAGCTTCTCCATGTTGTAGGAGAAGCTCGCCACCATGGCAGTTGTTGCGGCCCCGGCGGCAAACAGTTGTTTCGTCAGCGCGTTGATTGAGCCTTCAACCGCCTTGATTGTCAGATCGAACTTCTTTGCACCCTTTGCGTCAATCTGCCAGCCAAGGGCGATTAGGTACTCACGCAAAACATCGGAACTGCTTGCCATCGGGAACCTCACTTCTTCATTTGCCTTGCCGTGTTTTCGATCTCTACGTCTATCGCCTCATTGCACAAGGCGATGAACTCAAGATCAACGGACCCATCAAGTAAGCGATCGGCGTGGAACATGCCCCGAAGAACTGGCCGGAAAAGCCAGTCCTCTTCCAACTGCATGGAGATGAGTTCCACGCCAGATCCCCCGCCATGCCTCAACCTTCTTGCGAAGGCTTCACGACGGGGAGCAGTGCGAAAAAACCTCCCAAGTTCTCCTGCAGCACCGCAGCAGTTAGGCGGATCATGGATGGCATGTCAATGTCCTCGTACATGAGACGCTCACCCTTGACAGTTGGGGCATAGCGCTCCCCTTCCCTACGAGTAACCACAGCCAAGCATCGGAAGAGGACGTAATTCACATCCTCGTCGCTCATGGAACCCATCAACTTAATGGCGGGCTCCATGAAGTCCGCCATGCCCACCTTGTCCTGTTTGGACAGATCCTCTGCACGAATGCCGATTGCCACCAAGGCCGGCAAAAGCCGCCGGCCGACGTGCAATTGGGTAAGGGCCGGCATAGAGCCAACTCGATAGGAATTGCCCGCGACTTCGATTTCCGTCATGTTCCTGTCTCCATAAGGGTGCGAATTGATCAAGCTCCAAGCACGCGATCGATGGCAATCGCGTTGAACTCCCAATCTTGGGTCCCTGCCTCCTTGCCATAGCTCAGGTTCGGAGCTTTGGCAAAGGCGCATTGCCGACACGTGATCACATCGCCCCGAACCATGTCCGTGATGGTGATGGTGTTCTGGCCGTGACTTGCGGCGCTGGCGGTCTGGAAGTTGTACAGAGCCCCCAACAGCTTATTGACCGGGCTGGTTTTCAGCACACGGACAGTGACCTTACCGCTCTTATCAGCGTGCAAAGAGTGCTGTCCCGTGCCATCGGCACCAATCTGCATGTTGTCGATCTCACCACTGGGGTCAATGGTGATGCCCTCATCGGCAACCCCGGCGCTGTTGCCGATGGAAAAGGCCCCGCCGGGGCCCACGATAGCCGCTTGCACGTCGAGAAAACTGTAGGCATTGCTCATGGTGGTTTGCTCCTAGTTGTGAAAGTCTGGGCTCATTGATTCACCAGCACCGCCACGACTACTTCATGAACCGCTCCGGCCAGCTTGGCGGCAATTTGGATCGGCACTGAGATCCGCGCAGCCCTGTCAGCGGGGTCTTGATCATTGACGCTGGGCGCGTAGACGTAGAAGCCCTTGGAGAGGTAGTCCCCTTGCTGGAGTTGACCGAAGCCCCCGGCATTCCAGACCCCAGGTGCCAACAGTCCGTTGATGACGGCTTGCGACAGCACGCTTTCACACGTGGTCACCAGCAAGTGGGTTCCCGCATCGGTCTGCGGAATTTTGGTAGTGCTGGTGTAGAGCAGGTTGTACAAGTTGGTGATCAGGTCCACCGCCAGCCAGTCAGTGCCTAGCACAATGTCAGTGAAGATGCCGGAGCACGTCACACCGGGCTCGAAGATGGCGGTGTTGTTGTCATAGGAGGCGAACACATTGCAGTTCTTCGCTTCCAACGCATCAACCTGGGTTGAGTTGATGTTCTCGGCGACGATCCCTGGCTCCTGCTTGTACATGAGCGTGATGACCGTGGAATTGCCGTTGTAGTTCGTGGTCAGGATGCGAGCCAAAGCAGATACCACCGCATAAGGGTTGGTGCTCGAATACTGGACCATCGTCTTTTTGTAGCTCAGTTGCTTGAGCAGATAGGCGATGTCCGTCGTGCTCACGGAACTGAGAACCCCGGCCTCTTGCGTGGTGACCCCATAGAAGTGCTTGGTGTCCCCGGCTTCAATGAAGGGGGCGATCGCCAAGTGGTCCGCATCAACAGCGCTTGGCACCGTCACTGCATACCATTGCTGACCGAACTGCAAGGCCATCAAGGTGACGGCAGCGACTGCGGACTCCGCGGCCTGGCCCTGGAAGCGGTAGGCACCACTGCTGTTGCTCCGCATGCCAAGCATGACCGAGACGTCTGTGCCACTGGGGGCTGCGGTCAGAAACGAGATTGCTGACGTTGCGCCTGTGGTGGTGCTTGTCATCTCGAACCGGGCATACACAGCGTTGTAAACCACCGTGACCCCGGTCAGAGCCGTTTGGATGATCGCAGCCACTGCGTTGAGGTTTGCAGCAGCCGAGAAATTCAAGCCCGTGATGTTCTGCGGACTGCCCGCATCTTTGGTGAAGGTGAATGAACCGGCCGTGATTGCCGTCCACGCACTGAGTAGCTGGTTCGCTGCGGAGAGCGTGGCCCCCTTGATGCCGCCAGTGCTTGCGGCATTGACCCAACGGCCAATCAAGAGCGATGAGGGTTGCGGCACTTGCTCGAACCACAGCACCGCAGCAAGGTATTCCTCTGCTGATGTGCCGAAGTCCGCTGCCACATCCTCAATCCGGTTGTAGGTGCGCATCCGTTGAACCGGATCAATCACGGAACTCGTGCCCATGACCAACAGGGTGGAAAGATCTTGACCTTGGGCACCGGCGGGAGTGAGGTTCACGCCCACATGGATCAAACGGGAAACGGGTAAAACGCTCATGATGTGACCTGTAGAAGGAGAGGGTGAAGGGGCCGGGGATGTGACTGTGATGTATGCCGGTTTGGTTTCTTCGACAGCCTCATAGTTGACGAAGAGCGAAACGTCGTATGTGCCTGGGGTTGTGTACGTATAGAGCGGGTTCTGACTGGTGCTACTACCAACTCCATCCCCGAAGTCCCAGAGCCAGCTACTTGGAGTCGGCGTTGTTTCATCAGTGAATTGCACCTCCAGCGGAGAACTGCCGCTAACTGGCGCAGCCGAGAAATCCACCACCAGAGCCCCAGCGCCCACTGAATCCCATGCGGCGGTGCCATAGCCTGGGCCGGCGGATGTGACCACTAATCGTAGATAACCGGGGATGGGCAGACCGTTGTGGAGAGCTTCCATTCGGAGCTCCCCGTTCAGGTAGGTGCCGGGCCCCATCCCGTTACGCCCAGACGTGCGAAACACTGCGCCACCCACATCGTATTCAATGGTGGGCATGGGGTCAGAGGTCGTTGGAATCCACGTTGGAGTCCAAGTGACGATGCCCATTGTTGCGCCATCGTTATTCACCCCGCCATGCCAGCAATCTGTCGCGTTGGGCGTGGGGAGTGAACCGGAATAGCCGGGCTCATACAAAGACTGCGTTGTATCGTAAGGTGCGCCGGTGTAGAACGGATTTCCCAAGCGCCAACCAATTCGTCTTGCCATGATCAGGACTCCTTTGTCTTGCGGTTGTTCTTCTTAGCTTGGACTTCCACCGACGATGCAACCTGAGCAGCGGCTGTGAAGTCTTGCTGGCACCACCGAATAGAAGCCACTTGAGCAGCGAGAGCAGAGGGCCAATAGCTCATACCGCCAGCGCCACGATGCCACAGGTAACCAACCTCATCTAACCAAGCGGCACCTCTCTTTGCCATCTGGAAATACACCATCATCTCAGGCATGAAATGCCCACGCGGGCAGTCCTGGATGATCTGTTTTGCCACCTCAGTGCGCCCCAGCACCAAGTGATGGCAAAGCATGGGGCTCTTAAGGTGCGCCTCCTGTGAGTAGGGCCCTTTCTTCAATTCCGTGATGATGCCGGCATCGTTGATCACCGCTTCATTGGTGTAGGCCAACGCCCCCAGGCCGGCAGTAGCCAAGAGGCGATCCAGGATGTCGGAGAAGCCGGGCGGCAAGCGATCATCGTGGTCCAGAAAGAAAAACCACTCGGTTTGTACCTCTTGGATTGCCATGAACCATGATCGTTGATAAGACTGGAAACTCTTGATGTCACTGATGAAGTTGAGGGGCACAAGATCATGGGGAACTTGTGCTTTGAATTTGGCCGTGACCGGATCCCGCGAAAGAATAATGGCTGTGACGCTACGCATGTGGGTTTCCTTTTTCAGGGCGCGGGAGCCACGCCAAGGTTGGTGGTGTAGATC